ACGAAATCTTGCAGGCCAAGATCGCAGAGCAAGAAAAGGCGGCTAGAGATGCCGAAATAGCCGCACAAGCAAGACGTGAAGCAGAGGAGCGAGCAGCTAGAGAAAAAGCGGAGATGGAAGCAAGAGCCGCACAAAGAGAGGCTGAACTACTAGCAAGAGCCGAAAGAGAAAAACAAGAGGCGATCGAGCGCGTAAAAACCGAGCAAGCAAACCCCCAAGCTTTTTATGACGCACAACGTGAAATTTTGCAAAAACCACGCGAAGCTGAAAACGGCAAGGCTATCTACACTATCCGCGCCGAGTTTGAGGTTAAAGCTCCAGTAAACGCTCCGCACGATAAGCTCACGGACAAAATCAAAGAGATGTTAGCCGCGGCGGGCATAACAAATTTAAGCAAAATCGAGGTGTTAAATGTTTGAAATTAGTTTTGATGAAGCGGCAGAAGACAACAAAAATATTAGTAATAAAGAATACCACGCACGCCCTGAAATATCAAAGAGCGATCTTGATTTACTGGCACGTAGCCCACTTCACTTAAAAATGAAAAATGAGCTTAAAAGTGAGCCTACAAAGGCTTTGCTTTTAGGCTCTGCGGTGCATAAGTTAGTGCTAGAGCCAAAAGATTTTTCAAATGAGTTTAGCGTAGAGCCTGATGTTGATAAACGCACCAAAGAGGGTAAAGCGATCTACAACGATTTTTTAGAAAATTTAGGCGATAAAACCTCGCTTGATATTGATACTTTTGGCTCAGCCGTAGAGATAGCAAACGCTGTTAATTCTATGCGTGAGACAGCTATTTTTCTAAAAGACGGACTAGCCGAACAAAGCTATTTTAGTGAGATAGATGGCGTTGCGGTCAAATGTCGCCCTGATTTTTATAATGAGAAAATGGGAGCAGTGATCGATCTAAAAACAACCTCAGACGCTTCGGCCACTGGTTTTGCTAGATCGGTAGCTAGTTTTAATTACCACGTCCAAGCGGCTTTTTATAACGACATTTTAAGGAGCTTAGGCAAAGAGGTCAATTACTTCTTGTTTATCGCCGTTGAAACAAAAGCCCCTTATTTTGTAGGCTTTTATAAACTTGACGCCGCCGCGATAGAGCAAGGACGAAAAACATATCTTGAACTATTAGAGCTTTACAAGTATTGCCGTGATCATAATCAGTGGTGGGGTTATGCGAAAAAAGAGGGTGATAAGATAAATGCGGTGCAAACTTTGAGCTTGCCAGCGTGGAAATTTTACGAGCAAATAGCATAAATTTGAAAAGGATAAGAGATGAAAGATAAGCAAACTAATATCGTTAGCATACGCCTGGACGATGAAACTCTACAAAAACTAAAGGACGACGCACAAAAAGAGTACCGCCCTTTAGCTATGCACTTGCGCAAAATTTTAACAGATTATCTAAAATCTAAAAAACAATCTCATTGCCCGGATATTTAATATCGTGTTCCAAGCCGTTTTCTTTTTCATAGCGCCTTATAAAATCCTCTATTATTTTGCGGATTTGTAAAGCTACAGGGCGATACTCCAAATCGCAAATATAAGCTAGCTTCTCTTTTGTTAGCGGATCAAGCCTAATGGATATTATTTCGGTTTTATTTTGACTTTGCTCTTGCACCGCCTCTGTTTCCGCATTGCCCCTTTCTTTTTTGTTTTGCCTTAGCAGATCAATGTCTAGTTTTATCTCTTTTTTATCAGACATTATATGCCCCTTTGTATTTTTTTAGCAGTATATCAAAAATAAAAGCTATTTTGAAGCATACAAAAGAATACTTGACAATACATTATAAAAATAGTATTATTCGGTTATGTATTTCGAAAGAATACAAAAAAATACTTAAGGGGACACAATGCAACAAACTAAACAAAAATTCGTCCAGTATCTAGCGCTCTACAAAATAGAGCCGACCGACAGCGACGAGGAAGTAAGCTACAAGGTGCTTGACTGCGCTTATGATTTATTCTGCGCTTTAGACGCGCTATCGAAAAATCACAACGCGATGAGAGCCAAAATTTTAAACATACTTCAACCGAAAGAAAAGGATAAATGATGGAAAATCTAATCATCAACGACCAAGAGATCAAGTTGGAAGTAGCCGACGGTCAAATCTGGACTACTTCTCTACAAATTGCAGACGTCTTTGAAAAAAGACACGACAACATTTTAGCGAAAATTGACGAACTTCCGCAAGATGATTTCCGTGCCCTTAATTTTAAGGAGACGGAGCGAAAGGCTAAATTTGGGGCTGTCGAGAGAAGCGAAAGATATTTTTTAGTTTCAAAAGACGGCTTTACTCTTTTGGCTATGAGCTTTAATGGCGAACGCTTTTATAAATTTAAAGTTGCTTATATTAATGCTTTTAATGCAATGGCTGATGCACTTAAAAATAAGTTTAAAGCACCAACTAATTATAAGGAGGCTTTAGAGTTTGCACTAAGGCAGCAAGAGCAGATCGAAGCCTTAGAGGCACAACGCCTTGCCGATATGCCAAAACTTATTTTTGCTGAAGCCGTCGAGGCTAGCGCTACAAGTGCATTAATAGGCGACTTTGTAAAAACTCTTTGCGATAGTGAAATAAGGGTGGGGCGCAATAGAGTTTTTAAATGGCTAAGAGATGAAAAATATCTAATGAACGATAACTTGCCTTACCAAAAATGGGTAGAGGCTGGATATTTTGAAGTTATCCCGCAAATCATAGTAACACCAAAAGGCAATAAAGAAAAATTCACAACTAGGATAACAGCTAAAGGGCAAGTCGCACTAAGTGTAAAAATAGTAAATGCTTTTAAGATAGCAGCATAAAGGATAGATAAATGAACCAACCACAAGAATATCAAGATAGGAAAACGGAGCTTGAGGTAAAGAAATTTGAGCTTGAACAAAGGAAAGCCAAAGCTTTTGTGGCTACTGATTTTTTCCCAACTCATTTACGTAAGGGCAACGAAACAGCAAATATCGGAACGGCGATTATTGTGCTTGATTTAGCTCAGCGTATGAATATAGGCGCTTTAGAGGTAGCACAAAGTATTTATATCATTCACGGCAAACCTAGTTTTGAAACGAAATTCCTAGTTGCCAGGTTAAACTCAAGCGGACTTTTAAAGGGGCGATTACAAACTATTGTAAGCCCTGATGGCAATAGTGCACATTGTGAAGCTATAGATGCCCAAACTGGACAATTATTAAAAGGCACAACCATAACAATGGAAATGGCAAGGCGAGAGGGCTGGCTAAGTAAAAATGGCTCAAAATGGCAGACAATGCCAGAGTTAATGATGAAATATAGAGCACAAAGTTTTTTCATAAATGAATTTTTTCCAGAGGTAAAATATGGACTAAAAACATCTGATGAAGTGGAGGATATTGTTACATTTGAGCCTAATGAACAATCAAAAACACTGCCAAAAGCTGGACTAAACGAGCTTTTGAGTAGTTCGGAAAAACCGAACAGCTCAGTTGGTGCAAAAAATTCACAAACTGAATACATCGAAGCTGCGCCCCTTGAAGTTGAAATCGCAACTGTAAAAGAAAATTTGACAGTTGAACCAATGCCTCACGATCTGCTACAAAGCGAGCTAATAAAAAGAGAGGCTAGTGAAACAGAGGCTGAAAAATTAGTCGAGAGGCTAAGCATTGATGACGCTACTGCCTATCTAAACGATCCAAATAGCATAGACAATTTAATAGAAAATTTAAGGAACTAAAAATGAATGCATTAGGAATTTTAAGC